CTGTGAGACGTCCAATCCGACATACTGTTCCATCGCGGCCTCCTGATCACTCAGTGTCGCCGCGATTACAGCATGTGGTTGACGCCGGCCAATCGTGAGGACTCATGCGAGCAGGTAGGAACCGACACCTTCCGACCCAGGTCACGCTGTTAAGCGTGCTGCTGTTCGGGCCCTGCAGCGCCCTCGCTGATCGCTCGGCCTTCGCATCCTCAGAATCCTGGTTCACGGAGGTCCCGCGCATGAAACCGCCGTCTCGGTCGAAGCCTTGTCGTCTCACGGATCTCAAGCCCGACCCACACAACGCGAACCGTGGCACGGACCGCGGGCGCGCAGCGCTCGCCGACTCGCTGCGCGAGTCTGGCGCGGGTCGGTCGATTGTGATCGATCGCCACGGCCAGATCATTGCGGGGCACAAGACCGTCGAACAAGCGAAAGCCCTCGGGATGCCACTGCGCATCGTCCTCACCGATGGGCGGCAGCTCATCGCCGTGCAGCGGGTCGATCTCGATGTCCGGACGGATCCGCGCGCCAAGGCGCTCGCGCTCGCGGACAACCGAGTGGCCGAGCTCGACCTCGACTGGGACGTCGACATGCTGAAGCAACTCCGGGCGGAGGGCCTCGATCTCTCGACGCTCTGGACCGCGGACGAATTTGCGGCGCTGTTTGCCGACACGCACACGGGTTTAGCCGACGAGAACGCCGTGGTCGAACCAGGCCCCACGGACATCGTGCCCGGCGACCAGTTTGTGCTCGGCCCGCATCGACTCCGCTGCGGGGACGCCACGTCTCCTGGCGACGTCACGCGCCTCCTGGAGGGGGCCGCGCCGATCCTGATGACGACCGATCCGCCGTACGGCGTGCGGTACGACCCGGCCTGGCGGCACCGCGCGAATCCCACGCAGCGGACGGCGGTGGGTCGAGTTCCACACGATGACCGCGCCGAGTGGACGGCGGCATGGGCGTTGTTTCCAGGCGCGATCGCGTATGTCTGGCACGCCGCCCTCAAGGCGCCGACGGTCGCGGCGGATCTCGAAGCGGCCGGCTTCACGATTCGGAGCCAAATCATCTGGCAGAAGCAACACTTTGCGCTCAGTCGCGGGGATTACCACTGGGGCCACGAGCCGGCGTGGTACGCGGTTCGCGGCACAGGGCGCTGGCGCGGCGATCGACGCCAGACCACCGTCTGGGAGGTCGCCAACCTCAATCCTTTCGGCGGCATGGGCGCGGCCGACAACGCGGTCACCGGACACGCCACGCAGAAGCCGGTCCGTCTCTTCGAGATCCCGATCGTGAACCACACCGTCCCGGGCGAGGCGGTGTACGACCCGTTCTGCGGCAGTGGGACGGCACTCATCGCAGCCGAGAAACTCGGGCGGGCCTGCTACGCGATGGAGATCGATCCGCGGTATGTCCAGGTCGCGGTGCACCGATGGGAGGCGTTTACGGGACAGGGCGCCCGTCGCACACGCGCTACGCGTCCGATGACGAGGCGGACCCGATGAGCGAGCCCCCTCGCCGTCGCCGCGGCCGTGGTGGCCAACGGGGCCATGAACCGCGCGCCCGTCTGCGGACCCGCGAGCTGCGAGCCGTGGAGCTCTCGGTGCGCGGTTGGTCCCAGCCGCAGATCGCCGCGGATCTCGGAATCAGTCAGGCGGCGGTGTCGAAAATCCTGAAACGCGTGGAGATTCGTCTCCGCCGCGAACTCGCGGCAACGGTCGAGCGGCAACAGGCGCGCCAGACCATGCGTCTCGAGTATGTCGTCGCGGAGGCGTTCCGCGCTTGGGAGCAGAGCAAAGCCGACAGCACGCGGCGGCGACAACGCAAGAGCGAGGGCGGACTGGGCGGTGCGGGCGGGACCATCGCGGAACTCGTGGTCGAGAACCAGCACGGCGATCCGCGCTATCTCGACGAAGCGCGCAAAGCGCTCGCGGACTTACGCAAGCTGTGGGGGCTCGATGCCCCACAAAGAGTCGACGTCCACGCGTCACGCAATCCGTACGATGGCCTGACCGAAGACGCGCTTCGGGACGAACTCGCGCGCCAGGCGCAGCTCCTCGACGAATCGGCGCCGGCCCCGAGCGACGCGGCGCCGTCTGAACCACCCCGTATCACCACGGAGTCCTCCCATGCCAACCGTCCGTGACCGCCTTATCCAACAGATCACCATCCAGGATGCGCTGCTCACACGGCGCGCCGAGCGATCGCTCCGCGCGTACGTAGAACAGGCCTGGCCAATTCTTGAACCGACCACACCGTTTCTCGGGAACTGGCACATCGAATTGATCATCGAGTACCTCGAAGCGATTTCGGCGGGGCTGGTCACGCGGCTCCTCATCAATGTGCCACCGCGCTATATGAAGTCCCTGCTCGTCTCGGTCCTGTGGCCGACGTGGGAGTGGATCGCGTACCCGAGTCGACGCTGGATCTTCACGAGCTACAGTGAAGCGCTCTCACTCAAGCACTCGCTCGATCGGCGCACCCTGTTGCAATCGGACTGGTATCAGGTTCGGTGGGGCAGACGCGTGCGGCTGGCCGTGGATCAGAACGTCAAGGGAGAGTTCACCAACACCGCCCGCGGCATGATGATCGCGACCTCGATCGGGGGGTCGATTACCGGCAAAGGCGGCGATCGCATCGTGATCGACGACCCGCATCATCCGATGCAAGCCGAAAGCGACGTCCAGCGGGAGACGGCGCTCGAGTATTTCCGGCGGACGCTGTCGACTCGCCTTGACGACAAGCGGCGGGGCGCGATCGTCATGGTGATGCAGCGGCTCCACGAGCGTGACCTGTCCGCTCGGTTTCTCGAGCTCGACCCCGTTCACGTCTGTCTGCCCGCGGAAGCGGAGAGTCCCACGTCGATCGTGTTTCCCCGCTCGCACCGGATCCACACGCGACCGACCGGCGATGTGCTGTGGCCGGCTCGCGAGGATCGCGCCGCCCTCGCCGAGCAGCGCCGTTTGCTCGGGTCCGCCGTCTTCGCAGGCCAGTACCAGCAGCGGCCAGCACCCGCGGGCGGTCTGATCTTTGAGCGCGACTGGTTTCGGTACTACCACGACTTGCCGTCGGGCCTCGAGATCGCGCAGTCGTGGGACATGGCCTTCAAGGATGGGAAAGAGAACGACTACGTCGTGGGCCTGGTGGCGGGTCGCACCGGCTCCGACATCTATCTGATCGACCGCGTGAAAGGGCAGTGGGCGTTCAGCGAGAGCTGCCGGCAAGTGGAGGCGCTCACGCGGCGCTATCCCGATACGCGCACGGTGCTGATCGAGGACGCCGCCAACGGTCCGGCGATTATCGACGCGCTCACCCATCGGATCGCGGGAATCATCGCGGTCTCACCCGAGGGCGGCAAGCTCGCGCGCGCCCAGGCCGCGCAGCCGCGTGTCGAAGCCGGGAATGTTTACTTGCCGCATCCGCGGCCGCACGGGGCGCTCATTGCCGAGCGGGCCTGGGTCGAGGACTTTGTGTATCAGCTGGCGGTGTTCCCGCACGGGGCGCATGATGACGACGTCGACGCCTTCACGCAGCTCCTCGTGCGGTGGCAGCGGCCCGCCGTGTATGAATGGATCGTGTGGTAGGCCACGGGCGCCGGCCAGACGGACGACCGTGGCCGCGCCTCGATCGAGGCATCGCCGTGTGTTCGCCTCCTCGATACGCACGGATCCTCGCTTCACTTCCAGGCAAGACAGAGCGAATGTGTGGACACCGGTCTGGGAGGCCGCAGGTCGCGGGCCGCTCTGACGATCGGGGGAGCGCACCCGATGCGTGGACGAAAAAATCCTCCGCTCGATCTGTCGCCGGTGCCCGCGGGCACCCTGCTGACGTTTGACGTGATGGCGCGGGCCTATTTGGAAGACTACCTCTTGCAGCGGTACCGGACGATGAACACCGCCCGGCCGCGCGTCGACCATTTGCGCGAGATGTTTGGCGGGCGCACGCCGGAGACGATCACGGCCGACGCGGTGCGCGCGTATCAGCTGTTTCGCCGGACCCAGGGGGCGGAAGCGGCCACGATCAATCGCGAGACGTCGGCACTCAGTCGGATGTTTCAGATCGCGATCCGGCGCGGGCTGCTGGACCGGATGCCGCTCTTCCCGAATCGTCTCGAGGAGAACCCACCGCGCGAGGGCTTCTTTGAACACGCCGAGTATCTGAAAGTGCGCGCGCAGGCCCCGGCATCCTATCAGGATGTCCTCGATTTCGCGTATTACTCCGGCTGGCGCCGGAACGAAATTCTCCATCTCACGTGGGACGACGTGGATCTCGCGGGCGGCGTGATTCGGCTGACGCCCCGCCGGTCGAAAACCCGCGCGGGCCGCGTCTTGCCCATTTCTGCGCCGCTCCGCCGCGTGCTGCAGCGACGCCGGCGGCAGCGCTCGACACAGGATCCGCGCGTGTTTCGGCGCGACGGCGTCCCGGTTCGCGTTTGGCGCACCGCTCTACGCGACGCGTGTCGCAAGGCCAAGGTCCCCCACCGCATGCTGCATGATTGCCGCCGCACCGCCGCACGCAATTTGATTCGCGCCGGTGTGCCCGAACGCATTGCCATGCAGCTGACCGGCCACAAAACGCGGGCCGTCTTCGACCGCTACAACATCGTCAATGAAGAGGAACTCCACACCGCGAGCGCGCGGCTCGCCGCCTACCTCGCACGCCAGCCGTAGGGAAGGCTTGGGATCCGGTCTTCTAAGCCGGGGGTCGCAGGTTCGAGTCCTGCCGGGCGCGCCAGTATTTTCGGAATCGTTCGAGAAACTGCGGATTAGGTCTTCCGTCCCAAGCCGTCATCATCCTTCGGAGGCCGTCATCTTTCGCGTGGCAGACCGCGTGGCAGGGTCGTTCGCGTGGCAGACCGCGTGGCACGCCCCATCGACGTCGGCGGCGCACCGATTCTGTCACCGAACGACTGTCAGGAACCAATCGACCAGCGCTGCGCGCATCATGTCGTCGCCGTTCTCGTAGAGCGCCAGTTCGGACGGCGAACGCTTCAACCAACCTATGAATCCGTTGTGTAGCGCGACGCTGTATTCGGCGCCTGCTTTCAGCTCGAAATACTCCATCACGAGCCGTCCGGTCTCCTCCCAATACGCGCGGTCACGTCGACGTGGACGTTCCCAGCGGATTACCTCGTTGGTCAATCGGGCCACGACTTCGGCGTCTGATTCAGCGTGTGGAGCAGGTCGCACTTTCCTCGAAGTCCTCGATGCAGGGGTGGGAGGCGACTGCGGGGCTGACGAGCCAAACCAGAACGCACCCAGCTCCTCGTCAAAGTCGTGCTGATAGCGTTGCGCCATACAAGCGACCTCTCGCCCGACGCTCATTATGCTCGACTCGCAGGAATCTGACGTA